CCCCAGCCCCAGCCATCGCCAGAGCCAGAGCCATCGCCACCGCCCCAGCCCCTGCCACCGCCCCAGCCCCAGCCATCGCCAGAGCCAGAGCCAGAGCTAGAGCTAGAGCTTTCTTCATGCCCGTGGTGCCTATTCTTCAATAAATTTGACATAGGTTTCTTCTGCTTTTTCGGTTGTTGGAATGTACTCAATAGCGTTTGTTAAATAAACGTCGCCAGTTCTTTGAAGTGGGCCGCCTGTAATTCCGTGACTAGCAACCTTAGAAAGTGACAAAGCGCCAGACCATTCCCAAAGGCGCATAGAATCAACCAAGTGGCATTCATGCCCGTTAGCCTCTTTTAGCGTGCCAATGTGAACGCCAGCCGAGTACGTACGAACAACAACCCGCTTCCCCAGCATTGGGTTGTTGTTCGTTTGATTTTCACCAAACATAGCAATCAACTCTTTGATTTCACCTAGTGTTAATTTATTTATTTCTTCATTCATCGCTTTTTTCTCCTTTTATTTAGCGTTAAATTTCTTAAATGGCTTAGGAATAATACCGCCTATGGTATTTGTATTCTCTATCACCTGAATTGGTTCCTGATAATTCTTGACGAACATTATAGTTTGGAAAGAATAAAGGCACAAAAACCCCGTCACTATTCCCAAAATAAACGGCCTTACAATTGATTGCCTTTTCCGTCTTTGCATTTTTATTACTGGATACATTTAAGCTACCCTCCTTATTTTGTTGCTCCATAGTTTTTCTTCCTTTTCTTTTAAATGCCTTTTTTTCGTTAAAGCATCTTGCACAAAGTCAAAAATCTTATTTGCGTACTGGTGTCCCAAGTCTATATCTTCACAAATTCCGTCTAACTGGCCATATTCAAAAAACCAAACAGAACGCATATATCTTTGGCAAAGTTTAGTTCCTTTTGTTTCCCCAAAAACGCGGGACCGCTTGTTTTCATGATTGTGAACTATTTTATTTGAAAATTCTCTGTATTGAATATCAATGCTATCTCCAACAGTTGGGATTTTAAAAGGATATATAACTTCAGAAGTGTGTTTATTTATAACTTCTAGCCAAAGTTTTTTTTGTGGTGTCATTGTTCTTTCTCCTTAAACTAATAGTATAAACTTATTGATTAAGTGTCAATAACCTTTCCAATATTTTTTAGATTTTTCTTTTCTTTTTTCTCTATAATCAGGGTTTATGTGGCTATAAATAGACCCATGAGATTTTTTCATGACCCAGGCTATTTGCTTATAGGTAAAGTTTTTCTTGTAAAGCGCGTTAGAAACACGCTTTTTCTTCTCAAATGCCTCTTTAATGCGGCTATTATCCGTTATTTCTTCTCTTGTGTAGCCAAAATCATCAAGAATAATATTGATTATTGCGTCAATATGCTTTTGCCATTTCTCAGTCATTTTTTAAACCATGCCTTTGCTTTGTTTTTGCTTATACTTGTATCTTATAAAGTTATTGATTTTCTGTCAATATGTTTTATTGCTTTTTTTAAAAATAAATTATGCTAGTATTGTTTTATGAAGTTTTGTATTCCAACCAGAATATTGTTACCAAGAAAAACAAAAAAAGATATTTCTTTTCCGTTGAATGTAAATACCTTTGCAAACCAGCATCACAGAATAAAATATAACGCAAAAGAGATTTTTTATGACTACATTGATAGTTTGAATTTAAAACAAAAATTTACAAAGCCTGTGCGTATTCATTATAGATATTACGCGGAGCAATTAAGAAACTTTGACGAATCAAATATTGGCGGGGGACTAGATAAGTTTTTGTGTGATGCCCTGGTTAAGTCAAAAATTCTAATCGATGACAATTACAAACATGTCAAACACTACACTTTTGAATATATCGGAATAAAAAAAGATTATGACTGGGGCAGAGATGACTTAAAAGGTTATTGCGAAGTTATAATAAACACAGTTGATTAGATAAGCTTTTCTTCACAATATATACCACATTCAAAATCCATTAAAAGTTGACCATCATCGCAATCAACTGGCAATTCGTCCAAAAAGCGCCTTTCTGCGTCTGACACCTTCCACAATTTGACACCTAATTCTCTTGATACGCGGCAACGGCTTTCAAAAACTTCAGGGTGTGTTCGTCTGACCAAATTCCAATACTTTGCATACTGCCCCTTTACGCAACCTATACAATTCGCATTAGAGTACCCCAAGTCATAAATGGCTGGCCTTTTAATTCCTGCTTTGTGCAAAAATTCAAAACATTTGCGCTTTGAAATTCCCTCTTCAATTAATATAGGCAAAAGATTTTCGCGCTCCGTTAATATAAATCTATCGTATCTGTGTTTTTCTTCCAATGTAAATCCAAGAACAAGCCAGTCAGAATGATTTTTACTTTCCCATTGCTTTCTTGCCTCTTTTTTTAGCTCAACAGTGCATCTTGCGCCTTTGTGACCGGCAATATATTTTGTATCACGAAAAACATCATTTACTCTATTTGATGGATACTTGTAATTAGTAGCAAATTCAATTTTTTGACCAAACCATTCTTCACAATCTTTAAGAAAACGAAGATTGTCCGGATGTTCATCTGCTATAGGATTATTTACAATCTTAATTTCACAAATATCTTGATATCGCTCAAGTGTGCGCTTTGCTGCTACAGCACTAGCGGCCCCACAAGAAAACCAAACAGTAATAATATCGTTTTCTTTTATCAAATTAAATCTCCTTGCTCTGTTTTTGTTTCTGGCGCGGCAACAAATAAATCAGGCTGCTTATACGCCTCTTCAATACGCTTACAGGCTATATCAAAATAATCCTCATCAAGCTCTATGCCGATAAACTTGCGCCCCATCTTAGCGCATGCAACGCCCGTTGTGCCGCTGCCCATAAAAGGGTCAATAACAACACCGCTTGTCCAAGAAACAAAAACCTCCATCAGGGTCACTGGTTTTTCTGTAGGGTGAAAATTATTGCCCGTTCTATCAGCCTTTATAACGTCATTGGGTCTTTTATTAGGAAAGAAGTGTTTTTTGCCATTGTAGAATGATATTAATTCAGTCTGCCTTCCATGTTCGTGATTTAAATCACCCATCGAATGATGGTTTTTAACCCAAGTTATGACGCTTTGTGGCTGTTTAATATCTTTTAAATTATCCCATCTATGAAAAATATATTTACTATGAGATGCTGGGTATTGGCATATCCATTCGAGAAATTTTGTTTCTTTGTCATTAGCGATAGCCTTGTGCTTTGTGTCTTCTTTTCGATGTGAAGACACAAAATTCATGCCAAAAGGCGGGTCAGTCACAACCGCGTCCACCTTGCCAAGCGTAGGCATTACCTCCATGCAATCGCCTAAATACAGCGTGCAATCGCCTATAATTTCTTTACGTTTGTAAGTCATTTATCCCCCCGAAAAAGGACGGGCGCAAGTTAACCCCGCGCCCGCCAAGTATTAAAATTCGCTTGCGCTTGAAGCAGCTGGCACCGTCTCAGGGGCAGGAGCTTGCTCAGCTGGAACCGCCAAAGCATCAAATGCAGCCGGACGGTCAACCCACTTTTCAATTGCAAATGTAGGCTTGTAATTTGTGCCGTAGTTGCCCTTGATAGCCTCAGCGCCAGTTACCTTTACAACAGGCAACTTTCCTTCTTTAGATTCCGGAGCCGCCTCATACAAAGCATGTAACGCGCCTAAAGCCGAACAAGTATTAATAGAATTTGACTCTAATTTAACAACGCCGCCAAAGCTTGCATCACTAAAAAGATTGATAGAAATACCCATCTTATGATTTTCACTAGGCTTTGGAATTGCAGTTTTTAAGTCTGGAAACAATTTAACATCAGGCGCTTGGCCTTCCATAAACCACATCCAAGCCTTTTTAGCGTTCTTTAAATCCGCAACAAAAACAGGGTTTTGAACTTCTTCTTCTTGGTCGTCTTTCTTAACGTACCAACGTCCTGCCTTAGCATTGTATTTAACAAATGGTGTAAAATCTCCTGTTGGAGCATCATATAGTGACATAGCTTTTTCCTTTTCTATTTAGCGTTTGTCTTTTCCGAGTTTAAAGCCCTCCGGCTAATCGGAGTTACCCGAATTTTAAAACAAGGCGCTCTTTGGCCTATAAGTAATTAAATTTAAAATGTTCAAATTTTGCACCATCTCAATCAATGAAACTTGCTCTTTCCAATAAGCAGACACATCAACATCAGGTAATTTTTTTTCACATATTTCTGCATAATAATTTTTTGCATCTTGAGCCGCTGTCTTAGCATCAGTAATTACCTTTTCAGCAGTTTTTGCACCAACCCCTGGCAATCCAGGAATGTTATCAGAGCTGTCACCCGTCAACACTTGGCGGTAAAAGTTTAAAGTAGCTGTGCTATCATCCACAAACTTAGTTTCTTTTGTTACAAAATTATAATGATGGCCAGCAACCTGATATAAATCCTTATCAACGCCCGAATGAGTCGCCCCATTTAAAACAACATCACTAGCAATGGCATCATCCGCTTCATAACCGTTAACTACAAATGCAGAGTACTTTTCAATTAAATATTCTCGAGCATAAGGCAAATGCTGCGGCTTTCTAAAACCTTCCCGGTTTGCCTTGTAAGGCCGTGTAACCGCAACGTCATATCTAAAGTTATCTTTGCCGCCCAAATAAACGCGCGCCCCCACAGCCCCCGTATTTGCAATCATATCTGACATGCAGTTATCAATTAAATCCTCACAAGCCTGCATCATTTCTTCTTCACAAACCGCCGCAATCCTAAACGCTAAAGCATCGCCGTCAACCGCTAAAATAGTCATACTAATTTCTCCTTTAATTTGTGATAGTGTTTCCAGTCACCGGAAGCAGCCGCAATCTGCATCATGCTTTTTATTTGCTCTTGACTCATAACTTTAGCGCTCCTCTAATAAAGCGATTAGTTCATCCATTACTTCTTCATTTTCAGTATTGCAACGAGTGCGACCAGATACCCAATTCGAAAAACTAATCTCATTTATATTGTTGTCTGAGCAAAATTGCTTTTGTGTCAAACCAGCCGCCACAATAGAAGCCTTCCAACGCCTTTGCCTTTGCTGCCAACCCTTCATAATTTAATTCCCGCTTTAATTTATTTAACTCTTGATTTAATTTATAACCACGTTAATAATGCAAGTCAATACAAAAAAGGGGCAAACAATGAAAAAACTTACACCAAATAAAGAACACATAAAAGAACACATAAATTTCTTGTTCGGAGAATGTCGCGAATATAGCGATGGCAAAATTGAAATTGCCTTTACTTCCAATAACAGCGGCGCTGTCAATCGCGCAGAATATTTTGACGCAACACAAATAAGCGAAGCTATAGAATTTGCTTACAATAAGAATGCTAATGAAGGCGTTAATGTCTACATTGGCGCGGCACTTAGAGCGCCCAACACTGCCCCGTTCGGGCGTTCTAGTGCTGCAGATTATTACGCGTCCACTGTTTTATGGTGCGACCTAGATGATGCAGAGGCAGCAAAAACAGCAAAAAACAAATATACGAAACTTCCTCCGTCAATGGTTGTCGTAACAGGACGGCACCCTAACACAAGAGCACAAGTCTGGTGGAAAACCATGCACCCAGAACAAGACGGGGAGTTGTTAAAGGAAAACCTAGGGCACGTATGCGCAGCCCTTGACGGTGATACGGCAGTTGTAGACCATGCGCGTGTCATGCGTATCGCCGGCACAATTGCCTGGCCTAAAAAAGAAGGACGCATTCCGGAAATTACCGATCTAATTGTACCTGAAAAAAACACAAAAATGGTATTAATCGACCAGTTTAAAGACTTTTTTGATGTGTCACCAGAACAGCTGCAAAAAACTAACCCAGCAAATTCAAGCTGCAAAAATCTTTTTACAGGCACTTTTGAAATTGAAAAATTATTAGAAATTAGCAAAGAAGAAGGCAAATGGCACACCTCAATGAGAGACGCTATCGCATCCATGATAGGTAAAGGCTGGACAGACGAACAAATCAGAATTGCAACAAACCCATACAGGCGCGACAACTCACTTACAGAAGATATGATTTCGCCCCTTATCTATTCAGCACGCAATAAATACGACAGGCCAGAACCGAAAGCAAAAAAAGAACTAACATTTCAAACAAAAGAAAAATTTGACCCAGAAACAGGCGAAGTAAAAGAATCCAAAACAACGCTTTACTACGAACGCGCCAGCAACGTAACCCCGTCCTTCGATGTAAATGATTTTGTCCAAGACACACTAACAGAAGGATCAATGTCAGTTATATATGGCGAATCAAACTGCGGTAAAACTTTCTTTTCATCAGATTTAGCCTTTCATATTGTAGAGGGCAAAGAATGGCGCAATAAACGAGTTGAACAAGGCGGCGCACTATACGTTTCAATGGAAGGCGCGCACGGCCTTAATAACAGGATTGCCGCATATAAGAAAGAAACAGGCGCAAAGCTCAATGATTTACTAGTTATGCCTTGCACCGTTGATTTTATCGACCCAGAAGGAAACATAAATGAGTTCGCAGAAATATTAAACAACGTTATCGAGGACGTGGGGGATTTAAAAATTATCTTTATTGATACATTAGCCCGCGCAGTTGGTGGAGGCGATGAAAATAGCGGCCAGGATATGGGTATGCTTGTTAGGCACGCAGACGCAATCAGGGCGCTGACAAAAGCGCATATATGTTTCATTCACCACTCAGGCAAGGACAAGGCAAGAGGCGCGCGCGGTCATAGCTCATTAAGGGCAGCCGTTGATACAGAAATTGAAATCAGCAGAGAAGAAGGCGATGATTTTTCTAACGTTAAGTTTGCCAAACAGCGTGATATGGAGATGGAAGACGATATACAATTTAGTTTAAAACGCGTTGTACTAGGTGAAAATCGTCACGGCGATGAAGTAACATCTTGTATCGTGCAGCCCGTTATTAAAAAGACAAAAGAAAAGGGCGCTCGCTTAACATCCACGCAATTGTTTATTTACAATAACCTTGTTAGGGCAGTCACTGATTACGGTCAATATAAGCAAGTAAACGGCACGACTCTAAAAGTCGTTAGCTATGACGAATTAAGAGAAGTTATGGAGGAAAACGGCTTTAAAGAATTCATGGAAACAAAGAACAAAACAACCGCGCAGCAGGTTAAAAGCACAACGCAAGCGGCAAGGCTGGCACTACAGCGACACAATAAAGTTAGCTTCAATGGCCGCTATATTTGGCTTATGAATGAGGAAGATTAACCAATGTTTCTAGAATGGGAAGGTATGTACATGGTTTTCAATTATATCAATGGGTTACAGGCCAAGGTATGTAGGTATGTAAGAGGTATGCATACCTGCGACATACCTGCATTCGGGGTATGTAAGAGGGGTAAAGCTGCCTGAGCAGCTTACCCCCACATACCGTGGATGTAAAGCGGTAAAATGAAAAAAGTTTAAAATCACTAAAAAAGGAAAATATACAATGATTAGAGAATTAGAATTAAATGAAAAACAAATACAGATAAAGCGCTGGATAAATAGACTTGATGAAGTTGCAATATCCTATGAATCAAAATGGGGCATAGGACGGCTTAACAAAATCATTACCGATGAATTATCTATAAAATGGGACGCGCAAAACAAGCGGTTAAGAGATGCCATAGAATCGCAAGACCTAAACAGAATAGCTGACCTTGTGGAAGGTACCATCAGAGGATGGGCGGCGCTTGAAAACGAAGCAATAAAAAACGGCCACAAGCCAAATGACAATGAATTCTGGGAAACAACTTTTGAAGGAAGCGAATTCACATATAGAATTTATAAAAACGAAACAGAAAAGAGAGCCGCCGGCCAAAGCGATGGAATCGTTTGTTATAGCCTAAAAGAGCTGGCCCGAATACTTAATGACTATCAACTTGTAAACAAGCTTAAAGAAACAATAGGGGGAAAGGTCATAGGCATTGAGCAAGCGCCGCTAGAACTAGATAAAACAAAAAAGTACACTGTAGAGGATGACGAAATACCTTTTTAAAAAAAGCAAAGTAGAGCATTACGCGCGCAATTATTTTAAAAAAAAAGCAAAATAACACTTGACCATTGGACTCACTGTGCTATTATAAACTTAACAAAAGGGCAAACAGCCCGCCAACATAAAGGAAAACATTATGGATTTCACACATTACTTACAAGACATAGAGCAACAAGTTATCACGGCAGCTAGCAGTGAGGAAGCTTATGACATTGTTAGAGAAATAGAAAACAACATCTATGCGATAAACACATCAAAAGTTTTTATCTCCAATTCAGACATTGCGGAGGTGATAAACTTTGAGATTGATTGTTTTTATGAAAGCCTTCAAGACTTGCTAGAAATGGCCATCCGTTATGCGGAAGCAACTTTAGAATCGGAAGACGAAGAAGAAAAGTATGGCACTTATGAAGAGCAGAATAGGAGTTACTAAAATGAGCATAGTTATCTGCACCAATTGCGACGCAATGATAGACACTGATTTTGATTGCGAATGTTACGACCAGCCGGACAAAATTTTATGTTCAAATTGTAGAGATTAATTTTAACCAAGGAAAACAAATGACACCAAAACAATTTAAAGAAATGCGCGGCGATTACACGCTTACAGAATTATCAGAACTTATAGGGGTAACCACGCGAACAATTCGGCGTTATGAAGACGGCACCCGCAGCATTGGGCAACCTGTTCAGATTTTAATGGGGCTTGTTCAGTCCGGAACTTTAGGAGTAAACAACAATGATGTAAAGATTGAGTTGCTGGATGCCTTAGAGGGGTTAGTTAACGGATACCCTGACGGCGCAGAATATGAGGCAGCATACAAAGCAATCGCAAAGGCAAAGGGGGAATAGCAATGAGAACTATTTTTGACGACTGGAAAGAAGAAACACAAGCGCTGGCAGACTTGTTTGTAAAAAAGATGGGTTACGAAAAAGATGAATGCTGTTGGTTAGAAGATAAAATTGGCGGAACTTTATGCTGCGAAAATCAACATTTTTTTAATCTGGCTTGTATTGTTGAGTTTTTTAATTACGACGCAACAGCAGAGCAATTTAACAAATATTGTGACTATCGGCAAGAAAATCTAGAAATAGAAGGCAAAGACGTGCCACAATTTAATTTAAAAGGATGGCTTAAGTTAAAGGGGAATAACAATGTATAATTTTTTATCGATAACTTTTGCGTTTTTGTGCATTGCAGCCTCTTTTACGCATATTGTTGTGTGTTTAGCAACGAATGCCTGGGGCTTTCTTTTGGCTAGCCTGCTATTTTTCCCCGTGTCAGTTATTCATGGGTTTATTCTGTGGGTTTCTTGAAACGTTAAACTTTCCCTTATGATGGCTTTACAATTTAAATAAAATCCTATATTGTAAAAGAACAATATTAAAAATAGGATTTTATTTTATGGCTGGATATGTTAATTGGATGCAACCATCACAAACAATCAAGGGCGATTTGATGCAAACGGAAGGCAACCCTGTTGCCAATCATGTTGTTACATCAAGCGGAGTTGCAACAGCGGCAGCTCCAGTAGGTGCGCAGTATGTTAGTGTTTGGTCAACAGTTGAAGCGACTGTTAGCCTATCAGCTTTGGACGGTGTAAATCTTGGCGCGGGTGCCACTTATGCACTCCCTGCAAATTTGGTTGTGCAATTCCCTAACGTTATTCCTGGCGAAACAACTGTAACCATCACGGATATTTAATGGCCAGGAAGCTTGCAAAGTTTGTAAAGTACAGCGAAGAAGTCACACAAAAGATATGCGACGAACTAGCAAACGGTAAGTCTTTGCGTCAAATTTGCGCACAAGAGGGAATGCCTGTTGTTGGTGCGGTTTGTAAGTGGCTGGCCATTTACCCTGAATTTCATATAGAGTACGCCAAAGCCAGGGAGGCGCAAGCCGAGTATTACGCTGATGAAATTGTTGATATTGCGGACAACGCAACACTTGAAGAGGTGCAAAAAGCAAAACTTCAAATTGATTCTAGAAAATGGGTTGCGTCAAAATTAAAGGCTAAAAAATACGGCGATGCGTCTTTGCTTAAGCTTGCGGACAATGAAGGCGAAAAGCTAGAGGGACTTGAAGTTGCATTCATTAAAACCAAAAATTCAGATACCTGAAGCGTTTGAGGGCTTGTTTGACCCAAAACGTTATAAGGTTTTTTATGGTGGTCGTGGCGGTGCTAAATCTCACAACATTGCAAGATATTTAATTATTGAGGGCACACGCCGCCCAATGCGTTTTTTGTGTGCGCGTGAATTGCAGGGGTCGATTGTTGATTCTGTTCATAAACTTTTATCCGATATTATAGACCAGCATAATTTATCTAGTTTTTACACCGTGCAAAACAGCACGATAAAAGGCGCTAACGGCACTGAGTTTTTCTTTAAGGGATTAAAGCACAACGCAACAGAAATCAAATCAATGGAAGGCGTGGATAAAGTATGGGTAGAGGAGGCCGAGAAAGTTTCCCAAACATCATGGGAAGTTCTTATACCTACAATTCGAAAAGAAGATTCAGAGATTATTGTAAGCTTTAACCCAAAGCATCCGACTGACCCGACCTTTGTTAACTTTGTGTCAAACGCTGATGAGCGTATGTATGTAAAAAAAGTTAGCTGGGCAGACAATCCCTTTTTCCCAAAAACGCTAAACGATGAACGCCTGGCGATGAAATCAAATGACCCTATAGCGTACCAGCATGTTTGGGAAGGTGATTTTGATGAACGGCATTTCGGCGGTATTTATGCGTCGTATGTTGAGGCAATGCGTAAAGAAGGGCGCATTTGCCCTGTTCCTCACAAGCCCGGCGTTGATGTTGTAACGGCTTGGGACTTGGGGAAAAGCGATAGCACGGCTATCTGGTTTGCGCAAGTTGTTGGCTTTCAAGTTCGTATTATTGACCATTACGAATCAAGCGGAAAAGACTTAGAGCATTACGCCGCTGTTATTAAAGACAAGGGCTATCGTTATGAAGGCCACTTCTTGCCTCATGATGCAGCGCATGAGCGACTTGGCATGGGTGGCAGTATATCTACTCAGCTTGCATCTTTAGGTGTTCCTAACAAAATCATTAACGTTGGCAGTGTCTCCGCAAGAATTGAGTTAGGCCGCGAGCTTTTAAAAGAATGCTACATTAGCGAAAAATGCAAAGATGGCATTCATGCTCTTTTAAACTATCAGTATGAATGGAGCGATTCTAAAGGCAAGTTTAAGGAAAAGCCCTTGCATGACTGGGCTTCTGATACAGCTGATGCTTTTGGGTACCTTGCGCAAGCCGTAAAGCGCAGAGACAACAAAAGGCCTCCGTCGCCACTGCCTGCTTACGGCTATTCCGGCGGCGGCTCTTGGCAGTCAATGTAAATATAATTCAATTGAACTTAACTTTTATTTCAAATTAGCTTGAATTATATTCAAGTTTAGTTAATAATATGTCCATGGCGGCTGAAGATTATTCAAAAGACGATGACCTTTTAAACACAATGCGCGATTTATTCGGGGATTGTGAAAGTTATTTTTCGAATTTATACCGCCAGGGGCAAGACGATTTAAAGTTTTTGCATGGTGAAGGTCAATGGTCTGAACAGGCAATTAATGACCGCCGCAAGAATAACCGCCCTTATTTAGTTCTTAATCAGTTGGGGCCATACGCTAAGCAGATTTGTAATGACATTCGCCAAGCGCGTGTTTCCATTCGTGTAACGCCCGTTGATGATAAAGGCGACCCTGAAACAGCAGAAATTATGCAAGGCATTATCCGCAATATTGAGCGCCAATCAAAGGCGACTGATGCTTATGAAATGGCAGTATCTAACGCGGTGAGTTCTGGTTATGGCTGGATACGTATTCGCACTGATTATTGCGACCCTATGAGCTTTGATCAAGAAATTAAGATTGAGCGCATTCCTAATTTTCAAAGCGTTTACATTGACCCCGAAAGCACAACTTTAGACGGTTCAGACGCAGAGTATTGTTTTATCTTTGATAATTTATCTAAAGAAAAATTTGAAGAGCTTTATCCTGATGCAATGCCTGTTAGTGTTGAGATGGGCGACTGGCAGGACGACGAAGGCGTACGTATTGCAGAGCATTATTACAAAGAATATCAAGAACGGGAAATTGTTCAAGCTAAAATTTTTGAGCCAATGACTAACACCTTTAAAGTTGGTGTTGTTACAAAGGAAGAATTTAAAGTTTTAGAGGATAACGGCGCAGCAATAGAAGAGCTTGACCGCAGAAAATCTATGTTTCCTGTAATTAAATATTGCAAGTTTACAGGTTCAGAAATTTTAGAAAAATCTGAATGGCTTGGAAAATATATCCCCGTTGTTCCTGTTTATTGTGAAGAAGTGTTTATTGATGGGAAGCGCGAGAGTCACTCACTTATTCGACAAGCTAAAGACGCGCAGCGCATGTTTAACTATTGGAAGACGGCAAGCACGGAGTTTATAGCATTGCAACAAAAAGCGCCTTACATTGGCGCTTTGGGTTCGTTTAATTCACGTTCAGATCAGTGGGCATCTGCTAACCGGTTAAACCTGCCATATCTTGAATATGATGTTATGCACGACGAAAACAATCAGCGTGTTGAGCCGCCACAACGTGCGCAGCCTGTTATGGGTAGCCCTGCCATGATGCAAGAGGCTGTTTCTGCCCGTGATGATATTCGTTTGGCTATGGGCATTCCACAGGCTAACATGGGCGAGCGCGGTAATGAGGTTTCTGGTGTTGCAATACGTAACCGGCAAATCGAGGGCGACAATGCAACGTTCCATATTACGTCTAATCTTTCTGCTTCTATTTCTCAAGTTGGTTGCATTTTAGTAGATTTAATTCCGCGTCTTTATTCGGATGAAAAAATCCAGCGCATTGTAGGTGAGGACGGCAAAGAGCAAACAGTGCCTGTAAACATGCCTTACGTTAAAGAAGGTAAGGATTACAGAAAGCCTTCTGCAGGTGAAAAGCCTAACGGAACCTTTGATTTGACTACGGGTAAATATGATGTTGTTGCTGATGTTGGTGCGTCGTATTCGTCTAAACGCCAAGAAACGGCCGATAAACTTATTGAGCTTGCGCAAGCCCGCCCTGATGTAATGGACGTTGCCGGGGATATTTTGTTTGATGTGCTAGATGTTCCGCGTGGTGCAGAAATCGCTGACAGAATACGTGCGCAAATGCCGCCTGAGATTTTAGGGGATGATCCGCAAGCCGCTAAACTGCAAGCCGCGTCCCAAGCTATGCAAGAAATGGAACAGCGCTTATTAAAATATGAGGCGGCACTTGCTGACAAAGAAAAGAACAAAGAATTTGATCAAGCTTACAAAATGGGCGAGCTAGAACTTAAACGCGAAGATTTGCGAATTAAAGCAGAAAAAACCTTGGCGGACATTGCAAAAATACAATCAGAAATTGCCTCAAGTGGTACGGAAACAGCACAAGAATCTATTGATGTTCTTGGTAACGTTGTTGCGGCTATGAATGAGCAAGTGCAAGACCTGGCGCAAGCTATGGAAATTCAGTTGCAATTTGAGGAAGAGAATCAGGAAACGCCCGAGCCTGTAATTGAGGGTGAACTTGTCGAACCAGAGGTATAAAGATGAGTGAAGAAGCAATGGTCGAAACGACCGAAACACCAGAAGCGCAACCAGAAGCAGAAGTTGAAACAACTCAAAACGAACAAAAAGAAGTCGTAGAGGCTGTTGAGGAAGCTGTTGAGGTTGAAGAAACAATTGAAGAAAAAGCATCACGGCTAGAAAAAGAAAGGGAAGTCGACAATAGAAAGATTGCCCGCCAAAAAGCCGCTAATTCATCATTGTTAAAAAAAATTGAGGAGTTGAAAGCTGCGCAAGTTGCACCACAGCAAGCACAGGAAGACACGCCTCCACAAGCCGAAGATTTTGAAACTTACGANGATTATAATAATGCGTTTATTAAGCATGAGGCTGAAAAGCTAGCACAACAACGCATAAATGATTTTCAAAATGATCAAATCAAGAAACTTGAGCACCAAAAGAACGTTGAAGATCAACGTGCTTTTTTAAAGAATGAGGCAGAGTATCGGGAAAAAAACCCTAACTATGACTATTCGCGTGAAGAGTTTCAGCAATTTTTAACCTCAACAGAGATAAAGCCGGACGTTGAAGTTGCGATTTATTCGCAAGCAAAACGTGAGGGCAATGTCGCAGAGATTATAAATTATTTTGGCGAAAATGGGGGTGAGCGTTTAAGTGAGCTTGAAGGCATTATTGCCTTGTCACCTGTTGAAGCGGCTGTTGAAATCTACAAAATTCAACAAGCACTTTCAAACGCTCCTAAAGCAACAAAAGTAAAACAAAAACTACCTGAACCGCAGCGTCCCGTAAAAGGCGGCGGCGCAAGAGGAAGTAAACCGGTAACAAAAATGTCGCCGCGCGAACTCTTAGAAAAGTTTGGGTAATAGCTAAAAAAGGAAAAATAAAATGGCTAATACTATCAACAACATTAAAGAAGCACCGGGTGTCATTGCTAAAATGGCTGCCCAAATGCTTGCTGATAAAACTCAGTTTTGTCAGTCTATCGACAAGGCAGAAGTTTCTGACTTTGACGGTAAAAACGGCTATCGCGCTGGCGATAGTGTAACTATCTCAAAGCCTGCGCGCTTTGTGCCTAGTACTGGCGCGGACGTAACAAGTGCTGTTCAAGACGTAGTTGAAGAAAAAACAACTTTGCCGCTTGATACGCGCTCTGTTGTTCCTGTTCAACTTAACAGTGAAGAAGTGTTTACTGATTTAGGTTTGGCATCTTGGACAAAACGTGTCCTTGATCCTGCTATTTCTAGCATTTCGCAGGACGTTGAAAGCCGTTTCTTGCAAAAGGCTATTGATGCAACTTACAACAGCGTTGGTACAGCTGGATCAACTAATTTTGACACTGATACAATTCTTGCAGCCGGTCAAAAAATCAACGAAAATGCTTGCCCTGATTTGGACAATCGTTTTGTGTTGCTTAATCCATCTGCTACACGAAAAGCAGTTGATGCACGTAAGGG